CGTAATTTGTTTAAAACAGATGCATCAGATTTCCCTATACCGGAATTAGATTCTATTGGTATGCAAACGCAATTCCGTTGTGAGTTAAGTGCCCCTTTAATAGGTTTGTCTAGTAAACTTTTACCTTATAATACTACACCTAACAATCTTGATATGTCTGTTACTTATGGATATGCTCCTCGTTATGCTGAGTTAAAGAGTGCTCGAGATTATTTCGAAGGTGGATTTTGTGGTACATACTCTTCTTGGGTTACAGGCTATGACCAGCATTTTTTGTCTCTTTGGCGTCGAAATCTTGGCTCTCAGTCTGTTGCTAAATATGGCAGTATTGATGATTTGTTTAAGTGTCGTCCGTCTTTACTTTATCCTATCTTTGTAAATCAGTGGTCGGGTACTGTTAATGATGATAAGTTGTTGATTGGTAGTGTTAATACATGTGTTGCGGTTCGTCCTTTCTCTATGTATGGCTTACCTTATTCTAAGTAATTAAAATTGTTTGATTATGAAAGCTAAAAGTAAAGTAGTTTATGTACCTCCCGTTTATGAGGAGGTACAACACGAAGTTACATCTGTTGATGATAAGAATAACCCATTGCGTACCTCTTTTCACACTGATGTCTCTTTGTTGCAGCGTATCGATAGTATGCGTGCTGATGCGCAGACTTTGCGTGAAATTAAAGAGTCTCTTCAGCCTATGATTGATAATTCGAATTTCCGTTCTCAATTTGAGGACGCTTTCGGTGCTTTGACTGATGATGAACTCATCAACTCTTGTCCTTCTCGTTATACTCAAACGGCTAGCGAAAAAATGTCTTATCTTAAAGAACTTGCTGCTAAGGATAAAGAAGCACGTGATAAGGCTGCTGCCGCTCTTAAGGAGAAAGAGGATAAAGAAAAGGCTGAAAAAGAAAATGCTGATTTTCAGTCTCGTTTAATGGAAATCTTTAAGTAGTTTTGCCTATGTTGTCTAATATAATTATAAGGAGTACTGCCGCTTTTGGCGGTGCTCCTTTTCGTTTGAATAAGTGTACCGCTCTTGATTCTGCTGGTGCCGGTGCTGGTGCTGGTGCAGCCGTTGGTGGTGTTCCTGGTGCTCTCGTTGGCGGTGCTCTTGGTGTTGCTAGTTCATTGCTTGGTGGTCTTTTTGGTAAGTCTAATACTAATAAGACTAATAAGATGAACTATCAAATCATGCAAGAACAAAACCGTTTTAATGCAGATGAAGCAAAGAAAAATCGTGATTGGCAAGAAATGATGTATCGAATGTTTGGTACATCGTCTGCTAAGGCTAACGATATGCGCGCTGCGGGTCTTAATGCTTTACTTGGTGATGTTTCTGCTAGTGGTAACGTTGGTAGCGGTGCTGCTGCTACTGCTGCTGAGTCTGCTCAAATGATGCCTACCGATTATTCTTTTGTTGGTGATGCTGCAAACCACGGATTGACTGCTTATAATACGATGCGTTCTGTTGATGCGTCTGTTTCTTTGCAGAAATCTCAAGAGAATGTTAATAAGTCTATTGAGGGTGTTAATATGGCTCAAAAAGGGCTTATGGAATCTCAAACCGATATGCAAAAAATGACCTATAAGTTTGCTATGGATACCTATCAGAATCGGTTATTACAAGAGCAGTTTAAGGCTGAATTGGCTAATTGGCAAGGTTTTGACGCTATGTATGATGCCCGTTTGAAAGCATTTAGCCTTTACAATGTTATGCCGCAAGAAGTTGAGAAAAATGTTGCTCAAACAATGTCTTTCTATGCATCAGCCTTTCGTGACATTGCTGACGGTAAGTATACTCTCAAGCAAACAGAGAATTACGGTAAGTGGTTATCTATTCAGCAGACGTTTGCACATGCTGCAACTGTTCAAGGTCAAGCCGCTTTAATGCAAGGTCGTGCTGCTATTACGAATGCAAATGCTAATGCCAGTTATCTTAAACAGTTAGGTGGTTATTATGGTGCTTTGACTTTCGGTCAACACATGTCAAATGATATTCAGCGCTATTATACTGATTTTATGTTAGGTAGAATGCCTATTGGTAAGGCTGAAAGCCTACTTCGGCAAACACCTTATAAGCATTTGCTTGACTTGAATATTCAGCAAAATGAGTGGTCTTTGAATAAGTTGATGCAAGAACCTGATTTGATACGATCCCTTAGCGGTATGTATAAATCAGAAACATCTCTTACTAATAAGCGTGTTGATAGCTATGATACTGATAAGATTTTTGAACGTGGAGAGTCTGTTACACGTATGGTTAAAAACGTTTCAGATGGTGTTAGTAACTTTACACCTAAGCTTAGATTTAGCAAAGGTTCTTCTACTGGTGGTGAACCTACACCACCGCCCAGTGGTAAATCTTGGCTTGATGCGTATCGCGAGAATCCTAACTATAGTCCTACCGGCTATAAATAATAATTAAGGCGCAAAGGTAAACCCCTTGCGCCTTTATTTTTAGTACTTTTCGACTTTAATCTATTTTTCTACTGTCTTTCGTTCTCTTAGACACTACTATATATTTGAGTTAAATATCTGTTTATTGTACGTTGAATAATGCAAACACGTTTTAGATAATTCTCATTCAACCTAAAATACCTCCCGTAAAAATCCATATTTTTTTATGAAATAATAAAAATTTATATTATACTATTAATGTATCTGTTTTGTATTTGTGTGCGTGCGCATTTATACGTACGTACACAATTTAACTAAACAGGTACTGTATATTGGTTTGTCTGCTAGAAAAACCTTAGCTTTGCGCGGAAAAGTCTATAACTCATTAGTAACTACCTTTTTACGAAAATTTTCTCCTGAAAATTCCTACTCTCTTGTTATAGGTAGGCAAAAGTGGGAATACACATTCCCTAATTACTGCACTTTTGTTCCTTGTAACTATTATCCTAAAAAACGTTAATAAATTTGGTAGTTTCAAAAACTTTTTTTTATTTTTGCACCATGAAAAACGAAATTATAAAAATTATCATCAAAGTAGCGCTGTATGCGCTCGGATTGATAGCTGCTTATTTTGGTGTCTCTACTATGACATCTTGCAGTACGTCTCATAATGTTGTTGCTAGTGGTCGCACAACTATTGTATCAGTAGATACCACAATTGTTAAACATAACGGTTATGCCCGTTCTAAAAATTCTAAGCCTTATGTTGAAAATTAATTCTCGCTGTTTCATCGTAGAAGTTAATGGTGTTCAGTATGTAGTTAAGTATGGCAAAATTGATGAGTTTCTTTGCTTGTTTTTGCCGAGTGTTGTTGTTATTACGTCTATGATTACTTCGCCTGTGTCTTGGCAACATGAATATCAATGGTATAAACGTATTTAATTTTTCGCTTATGACTGCTAAAGATTATTTGACTGCTCTTAAGGTTATTCGGGAGATTCAGCGCAAACAAGCTTACTGTAGTGGTACGTCTCAACCTTTTCTGGCAGAAACCTTGAAAACTATTGAGCTTTATTGCCCTCTAGACTTTTCGAAAACTGGTGGTCGTGTTACCAAAAATGTTATTTTAAGTTGTTATAACGGTAATTTATTTGATAGATAATTATGGCTCTTTTTCCTCGTTGCAATAATCCAGTTCCCGTTGTCGGTCGACATGGCTTAACTCTTGTTGGTTGTCACTCGTGTATTCAGTGTCGAGTCGCAGCTCAGGAACATCTTTGCAAGATATTAGAGGTAGAGGCATCTAAACATAAATATGTCGAATTTATTACTAATACGTATGATGATTTACATTTACCCTACATCGATACTTCATATATGTACCCTTTTGGTTATGCCTTACGCATTCCTAATCGTGTTATTAAAAAGTATAATAGAAGAACTAAAAGTTTTTACTTTGTAGAGGATAAAATATCTAAATCATTTAAACTTATAGATTTTTCTACTATTGATACTGTTGCTATGTTGCGTGATTATTACGAACGTATTGATAAGTATTATAGTAGATTTCCTTCTCGTTCACGTGGTATACGTAATAATTCTGTTATTCCTATACTATGGTATGATGATATTAGAAAATATATAGGTCGTTTAAGAAAATGGTTTTTAAAAGAATATGATGCAACTATACGGTACTACGTTATTTGCGAGTACGGCTCACAATCATTCCGTCCGCATTATCATCTCCTATTATTCCACGACTCGCCTAGAGCGCGAGCAGATTTTAGGATTGTTCGAACTTTGCCCCAATCCACCAAAGAAAATCCCCGTGAAATTTGTGTTAAACTCGATTTGGCTGATTTATGGGTCTACGGTGATACGACTTCAAAGGTTACAGACGGCAACATGCAAGAATATGTTAGTAAGTATCTTACACAACATTCTGACTTCCCTAGAGTTCTTGACAAGTTTCCACAAAGGTCTTTTCACTCCATTTTATTGGGAGGAAAGAACCGAAATGAGGTTAAAGAATTATTCACCTCTAGAGATTTCGAAACACTTACAACTGATTATGTCGTTAACAAAAAAGGTGTTAGACGCCCTGTTTCCATGTCCGATGCGTATTACTCTCAATTTGCCATTAGATTTACGGGCTCTTCCTCATTTACTTGCGAGCAAACTTCTTCCTTATTTCGTTCGGTTGTATACGTTGCCCGCCGTTTCTTCTCTTCACCAGGAGAAATCTATGATGACGGTCAAGTAAGAGAGTTTTTAATGTGGTTGCTTAAGCTTTCCACTGTTGAGTTGTATAAATATAATTATCAGTTTCGTGCTGTTCATTGGTATGCTGTTACTTTTGCTAAACCTATTTATAACAGTTCTGATTCTGTCAACCCTTTAAAATCGTTGCTTTATGCTGCACATCATCACTATTCGTTATCCTCCTATTTAGGTTTGGATTTCTATGAATGTCTTAAGTTACGTTTTGACTTCATAGCTTGGAAAGATTATCAAAATATGGTTCAGTATTTCCAAAATTTGGAGAATGACAAGTTATTTGCTTATGAAAATTATGCAAGTATGTCTCCATATATTGGAACATATGATTTTAATATTTTAAAGACACGGTCTATATTTCAGTATCAAGTTCAGAAAGCTAATATGGCTTTTATTGAAAATATTAAGCACCGTGATGTTGTAGATTCATATAAAAATTAATTATTATGGCTAATAAAGTATTAGGTATGCATCGCCTTAAGAATAAGGTAAATCGTAACGCTTTCGATTTGTCCCATCGCCACATGTTTACCGCTCAAGTTGGTGAATTGCTGCCTGTTTTTACTCAGTGGGTTAATCCTAATGAGACTTTCAAGATTGGGTATAAAGGTAAAACCCGTACTGCTGCCCTTAACACTGATGCGTTTACTCGCATTCGTGAAAATATACAGTACTATTTCGTTCCTTTTCAGTCGCTTTGGAAATATTTTGAGCAACAGGTCAATAATATGACTAAAGGTGACGCTGGACAGAATATTTCTAAGTTTGCTAGCAGTTCTACTGAGGCTGCCTCAATTTCAACTTCTATGCCTTACATCTCTTATGTTGATTTGGCTGATTGGTTAAATACTATGTATTCCCATGCTGTCGCTGCTGTTAATCAGTATTTTGTAACTTATACTAAAGACCGTTCTGCTGCTGGTTTTAAGGAATGGTGCGCTACATCTACCTCTTACTCTGACGTTTTTATTTGTGATGGTTATCGTCTTTGTCGTGCTGCTAAGTTGCTTATGTCTTTGGGTTATGGTAATTTTGTTGCTGTTATCCAATATGATATTTATGCTATGGCTGAATCATTTATTGCAGCTGGTAACGCTTGGTCGTCGCAGACTTTCTTAAAGTCTGCTTTCTCTTTGAAACTTTCTGACTTTGAGTCTTCTCGTATTCTCAATAGTCCTAATCTGTCTCTGTTTCCTTTGTTGGCTTATCATAAGATTTGTAATGACCATTACAGAAATGAGAAATGGCAACCCTTCGAACCTTGGACGTGTAATATTGATTATTTAACCCCTACAGATGATATGAATGCTGCGGATTTCATAGACCAAACGCCGTTTTCTATGTTAGTTAATTCTATCATCGATTTGGAAAATTCTAATCTTCCTATCGATTATTTCACTTCCGTTTTGCCTCGTGCTCAATATGGTGACGAATCAGTTGTATCTGTTGGTCTCAATGATGCTGATGCAGTTATTAAAACTTCTGACCCTTTAGACAAGACCAAAGGTTTCCTTTTTGATAATGGCTCATTTAATTCAAATGATAACATTCAAAGGCCTAATACACCGCCTACTTCTTTTGAAGGTAAGACTTATGCCTCCATTCCTGTTTCTTATGTTACAGGTGGTAAACTTGTTGGTCTTCATGGTGACCTTTCTGTTTCTGCATCGGGTTTAAAGATTTCTGCACTTCGTTCTGCTACTGCCTTGCAGAAGTATAAGGAGATTCAGAACAGTAACGACCCCGATTTTGCCAATCAAGTTTTGGCACACTTTGGTATTAAGCCAAAGGTTGATGCCCGTACTTCTATTTTTATCGGTGGTGATGATAAAACTTTGAGCATTAACCCTCAAGTAAATACCAATTTTCTTG